GCCGGAATACTGGATCGATGGCCAGCGCGTGCTGTGGGCCGATTACCTCAAGCTGCTCGAACAATCCTTAGATTGGGTCGATCGCAAGATCCAGGAAGGGGATTGGCAGGAAACCCACACCACCGCATTCACTGACCCCATCTGAAAATCATGCAACGTCTTTCGCGCCTGATCCGCCAGCGGATCGCCCGCGATTGCACACTCACGAGCGACCGCATCCCGCTCCTCGACTGGTCACGACAATACCTGCCCCACCACACCGAGCGACCGTGGAGCAATCTCCACCGCTGGCTGGCAGACGAGCTCGACAACGCCACCCGCGACCGAGGCCGCAAAATCAACCTGGTCGGTCCACGCGGCGCAGCCAAATCCACCATCGCCACCCTGTGCTATCCACTCAAACGGATCTGCGAAGCGGGCGAACCATACATCTGGCTGATCAGCGATACCAAAGGCCAGGCCCAAACCCACCTGGAAAACATCCGGCTTGAGCTCGTCCACAATACACAGCTCCACGCCGCCTACGGGGCCCACCGACTCGCCCGCCGAGGCCAGTGGACCGACGAACGCCTCCAACTCGCCAACGGGACCACAATCGAAGCCTACGGCACAGGACAACGACTCCGCGGCCGACGTCGCGGCGCGAAGCGCCCGACCTTAATCGTCTGTGACGACATCCAGAACGACTCCCACACCATCAGCCCAGCGCAACGACTAACCAGCAGACAATGGTTTAACGGGACACTCCTTAAAGCCGGCCGAGCCGCCACGAACATCATCAACGTCGGCACGGCGCTACACCGCGAAGCGATCGCGATGGAACTCACCGAGACCCCCGGCTGGCACAGCCGGATATTCCAGGCGATCGAACAGTGGCCCGCAAACATGGATCTCTGGCACGCCTGGGAAAAGATCTACAACCAGCCCGAGGATCCCGAGGCCTCCGCCAAAGCAGAACAATTCTACCGCGATCACCAGACCGCCATGCACAACGGCGCCAAGTTGCTGTGGCCGGAGGAAGAAGATCTCTACCGCCTCATGCGGATCCGCTGCGAAGAAGGACACACGGCGTTCGACCGCGAAAAACAATCCCAACCGGTCGATCCGGACCGCTGCGAATGGCCGCCGGACTATTTCGACCACGACATCTTTTATCGACCACCAGCGCCCGAAGGATGCATCACCGTCATGGCGTTCGACCCCAGCAAAGGACGCTACGACCGAATGGGCGACTACAGCGCATTCGTGATCACCCAACTCGCACCCAACGGGATCCTCTACATCCACAGCGAACTAACACGCGAACCACCCACACAAGCCGTCGAGCGCGGAGCTCGACTATTCCGCGAATGGCGACCAGCCGCATTCGGCATCGAGACCACGATCTTCCAAGAGCTTTTGCTGCCTGAATTCCAACGCCACTTCCACGACGCAGGTCTCGGTCACATCCAGATCACCGAACTCGAAAACACGATCCCCAAACCGATCCGGATCCGCCGCCTCGGTCCCTACCTGGCCCAGAAAAAAATCCGCTTCAATCAATACTGTCCATTCAACCGCATCCTCATCGACCAGCTCCGCGACTTCCCAACCGCGGCCCACGACGACGGACCTGATGCCCTGGAAATGTGCCTGCGGATGCTCGAAGAAATGAGCGCGACCACACCCATGCGGACCACGCAAATGATTCTCCAATCCTAACGCGCTGTCTCGATGCTACTTGACAGATGTCAAGAGATTCTGCCGCAGTTGATCTACGCCGCACAACCAGCGATCTCTATGGTTCCTTTGAACGCGCTCACTTCTCCAACTCTCCGCTCCACGTTTTACGCTCCAACCTCCTTATGTCCGCTATCAACTGCCAGGAACTGCGCCGACGCTACGAACTCGACGGGCCCCAAAAAACCATCCAGCATCTCCGCGAAGCACTCGAGCAAAAACACCTCCGCCCCGAAGATTTTTCCATTCGTGATCTGGCCGAAGCGCTGGTACCAGACGGCCGCGAGTGGGTCCGCCGCATGAATCCCAACGGCGGCTACCGGATCCAGGAAGATGGCGTCGATTCGACCGCCTTCTCGAATATCACCGGCCAGATCCTCTACAACAAAATCCTCGATGCCTACAACAGCGAAGCGTTTGTTTGCACCAACCTGGTACAAACCATCCCCACGAAATTCAACGGCGAAAAGATCCCCGGCATCGACCGACTAGGCGACCAGGCCGAGACCGTCGGCGAAGGCATGCCGTTCCCCGTCACCGGATTCGGCGAGGACTACATCGAAACGCCGGCCACCACCAAGCGCGGTCTGATCGTCCAAGTCACGAAAGAAGCGATCTTCTTCGACCGCACCAACCTGATCTTACAACGCGCCACCGAGGTCGGCGAGTTCCTCGGCGTCAACAAAGAAAAACGAATCGCCGATCTGATCGTCGGCGTGACCAACAACTATCTCTGGAAAGGATCCAGCTACAACACTTACGTATCGACCCCCTGGGACAACACGTTCACCGACGAGCTCATTGACTGGACCGACATCGACGCCGGCGAACAGATGTTCGCCGACATGCTCGACCCCGCCACCAGCGAACCAATCATCATCGGTACCAAGGGCATGACGATCCTGACCATGCCCGCCTACGGACACGCAGCACGCCGGATCCTCAACGCCACCGAGACCCGATTCACCGACGGATCAGCCTCCAACGACATCACCGCGATCGGCCCCAATCCGCTCTCCGGCATGAACTACCGGCACGTCAGCAGCCGCTACGCCTACCGACGTTTAATCAACAGCGGCGTCACGGCGGCGGACGCCAAAAAGTACTGGTTCATGGGCGACTTTTCCAAAGCATTCGCCTACATGGAAAACTGGCCGATCACGGTCGTCCAAGCCCCCGCCGGCAATGAAGCCGAATTCACCGCTGACGTTGTGCTGCGCATCAAAGCCAGCGAGCGCGGCGCAGCCGCCGTCATCAATCCGCGGTTCGTTCTGCAAAGCCTCGGCACGACATAACACTCATTCATTCATCCATTCCATTCAACCATTCATTCATAAATTCATTCATTCGGAATTTCAAAACATGTTCGAATCGATCACCGAAGCCACCGACCTGACCTGCGAACAGATCGACACCGAACACGGCATCATCCGCGGCGTGAAACTGCTGGGCCTGATCAGCAAGAATGGTCGCCGTTATCCCGAGAACACACTCAAAGCCGCGCTACCCCTCTACGAAGGCGCGAAAGTCAATCTGAACCACGCGCGACTGCCCAACGATCCGCGTGAATACCAAGATCGCATCGGTCTGGTGCGGAATCCCCAGCTCAAAGACGGCAAAGGGATTTTTGGTGATCTCTATTACAACCCCAAACACCCCTGCGCACCGATGCTCGAATGGGACGCGCAATCCGCCCCACAAAACGTCGGACTGAGCCACAACATCCTCGGCCGCATCAAAAAAGAAAACAACGAGATCGTAGTCGAAGAAATCCAGAACGTGATCAGCGTCGACCTGGTCGCCGACCCCGCCACCACCAAAGGCCTGTTCGAGCACACCGATGCCACGCCTGACCAGAAACCAATGGATCCAGATCCTCAACCGACCCGCGAAACGCTCGAAGCGGACTATGCGGCCATCTTCGAAGAAGTTCGCCAAGAATCGCGCGACGCCCTCCTCAATCCTGCTCGCGACAACCTACTTGCCCTCATCGCCGCCAAGCTCCCCTACACCGCCATCGACCGACATCTGATCGAATTCGTCCTGACGAGCTCACCCGAAATCTGCGCCGAAGCGATCAAAGCCCGCAAACAGCTCGTGGAAGCGCTCCAAAAAAACCAATCCTCCGCATCAATAACACCCATCTCCAAACCGAAATCGGAAAACCCGATCACAAAAAACGCCCAGGAATTCGCCGCCGCACTCCACTGGTGACACCAACCTTAAGCATCTTCTGCGAACAAGTGTGCAACATCGTACTCGATCACGCACCACCTGAAACCGCCGTCGAAATCACCACCGAAATCCTCCGACTCTATCAACGCATCATCGATCCACGCCTGAATCCCACCGGCCACCCCACACCTGAGACAACTTATCCCCCGCCACTACCATGACCGACACCATGCGTTATCGCTACGGCGAAACCAATCCCATCCTCGTCCCAGTTGATTCAGCCCAAGTGATCGAGATCGGCGACCTGGTCTGGCTCAACACCGATGATGCTCGACCGGCCAGCTCGCAAGCCGACATGCTCAGCGAATCGGCCAACCAGCGTGAATTCAAACGCCTGTTCCTCGGCGTCGCCATGCAACGCTCACGCTCCGGCGATACCGATCCCATCCGGATCGCTACTACCGGCATCTTCGAAATGGCCTGCGTCAGCGCCACCTACGAGATCGGCGACCTGGTCGGCGTCAACGAAGCCAGCTCAGGCACCGCGCTCGAAGATCAGGAAGTCGCCGCCGTCACCGACGACGAACTCGCAATCGCCCGGGTCGCACGCCGAGAAGCCTCCGCCACCACAAGCTTATTTATCGCCATCCATTCCACCGTGATGGCACCAACCAGTCCCGGGGGCGCAGGCAGCTTCGATGGCGGCGTGATTGGCGACACTGTTAAACAAACCGTCTCCGACGGCGACGGTGCAACCAATCTAATCCCGACAC